CGGAATTAGCTAAAGATATTACTGTTGCTGATATTAATGATGGGAGTCAAATGGTTAAAACTTCTCTTTACAGTCATGAACAATATAAAGCAGTAAATGCTAAAACGTGGGCTAGTAAAGTTTTTATCCAAAATTAAAAGTAATGCACGGGAAGCTTGGCTTCCCGGGCTAGAGTTCGTATATTTAGGTGTTCGAATGGTTCGAGCGATTAAAATTAATTAAAAATAAAGGTTATGTTCAACAGACAAAATGTTAAAGAGTTTAGAAGTGATTTTCAATTAGCAGTTGCTAAATTAGAAGAGCAGTATGGTTGTAATATCTCATTAGGTACTATCAGTTTTGATGGAAGTGAGTTAAGAGGTAAAATGACAGCTAGAAAAGGAGAAAAGATTGTAAAAGCAACTAAAGATGATTTCCAAGTTGGAGATATAGTTGGTATTGATCATAAGAAAGTTAATCCTAATGATACATTTACTATTTACAAAATTAATTCTAAAAATATTGGAGTTAAAGGTGCGAATGGTGCCATGATGAGAGTTTCACCAAGTTTATTAGTTAAAAAAACATTTAAAACAATTTAAAGGTAATGCACGGGAAGCTTGGCTTCCCAGGCTATCCTTCGTATATTCAAGTATATTAATAATTAAATAAATCAAAGTTATGTTAAATTACGAAAGTCAAAATTTTAAGAGTTTAGAAGAGTTAAGAGAAATCGCTCCAAGTATTTTTACCAAAGTTGGTTCAGAAAATACGAGTGATAAGTACACCCACATTCCAACTGATCAAGTGATCAAAGATATGGAATTATTAGGTTGGGGAGTGGTTGATGCAAAAGAAGTTCAATCAAGAAAAGAGTCAACAAATGGTTTTCAAAAGCACTTAGTTGTTTTCAGAAATAATGATGTTGTAATTAATGGAGAAGATGGTGATACTGTTTACCCACAAGTATTACTTACAAATTCTCACGATGGTAAAAATTCATTCCAATTTACAGCTGGATTATTTAGAATGATTTGTGAAAATGGTTTAGTTATAGCTACAGATACATTTGAAGATGTAAAGATCCGTCATATGGGTTATGATTTTTCAACTTTACAAGATACTATTAAAGAGATGGTTGAAAGATTACCTTTAACTGTTGAAGCAATGAATAAGATGAAAGAAGTTGAATTGCAAGAAGAGCAAATGTTCAACCTTGCTAAATCGTTTTTAGATATTAGAGTAGAAGGTACAGAAAATACTTTTAATAATCAAGCAATTGAGGAAGTTCTAGAAGCTCAACGTAAAGAAGATGAAGGTAATATGCTTTGGGAAGTATTTAATCGTGTTCAAGAGAATATAATTGAAGGAAATTTCGAATATATTACAAAAACAGGAAAAAAACGTCAAGCTCGAGTTATTAAAAATTTCAAGCAAGACCAAGATGTAAATAAAAAGATGTTTAGTAAAGCATTAGAATTTGTAGCATAATGAGAAAGTTTGTTTTTATTAGTTTAATAAGTTTCCTTTGGGCATGTAACCCAGAGGAGCTTATTAATAATTATCCTTGTATTGAAGGTGATTGTAATGTAGAATTTGCAATAGATCCATTAGTATCCCCGGGGGTATACCAAGATAGTAATGATTATTGGCATATTTCACACCAAGGTATACAATATTTTACTTTAAAAGGAAATACAAGTGAATTACACCCGGATTATGTTGTAAATGGGGTACCTTTAATTGAAACAATATTTGATTCTGATTACTGGGTATGGATAGATGGGATTACTTTTACAGTTCCTTTATATAGTGTTTTAGGATATTTTACAGGTAATGATTTTACTAATCCTATTCCTATAGGTAATTTAACCTATACTATAGAAGACATGGCTAATAATTTCCCCCCTTTAAATATTACAGGATATTCATATAATACCAATTCAGACATCCAAAGTTTAGGTACTTATAGTAAATATAATTATGAACCCCAACAACAAATATTTTTTGATAACCAAATGGTAGGAGATACTGCTAAGGTTTTTATAAAAACTATATTCCCCAACAATATAGAGGTAGAAAAGGAATTTAAAATAATATTCGAATGAAAAGATTAACACAATTAGAGGCTAAAAATTTTATTCCTTTAAAGGAAAATTATGGAAATACCGGTCTTGAAAACGCAGCTTTCTTTACCATCACACCAAGTGAACGGGGTGAGGGGTGGGAAGACGTAACGTATTATACCGAAAAAAAGTATGGACTTTATGCAGATCAAGGTGAAGGAGATCAATGGGTATATGTATTATCAAACCCATCATTACCTAAAGAATATCTAAAAATTGGGTATACTAAATTAAAACCTGAAGAAAGAGCAATCCAAATATCATCTGCTACAGGTGTTCCTACACCTTATAAAGTAGAATGGGCTTATAAGTGTTTTAATGGTGAAATGGTAGAAAGAATGACTCATGAGAAATTAAAAGCTTTTAGAGTTAACAACAGGAAAGAATTTTTCCATATTAGTTTGGAAGAAGCAAAAAATAATATTATATTAATAGGTAATAAATTTAAACAATAAAATATGACATTTTTAACATTAATTTCAGTTATTTATATAACTTACTTAGTATTCTTAGATAAATCAATCACAAACAGATCAATTTCTTTTTCGTATTATGAAGGTAGAGAAACAGATATACTATGGGGGAGTTTTGCCTCTATGGTAGGAATGACTATATGGTTTATATTCCCAGAGGTAATACCTAGGATAGCAGCTGTATCATTAATTTTAGTCCCAATATTTGGGAATTTTCAAAAGAAACCAATAACATATTTCCACTACGCGTTTGCTGGGGTATTTTTTGGTTTGATGCTATTCTATACTAGATCAATATCATGGGTAGGTTTAGTATTAATTATACCTTTTTATTTGTATGTTAAGTTAATTCAACGTAAACCATTTAAATTATCAATATTCTGGTGGGAAATTATTGGAATGGGTGTAATACTTGGAAGTTTATGGTTTAAATAAAAAATTATGAAAGATTATACATACATATTAGGTCCTTGTAGTATTGAAAATGAGAATAATTTTATGTTAGTTGCGGAAACACTTTATCCTTTAATGAAGGGAAAAGATTGGTATCTTAAAGGTAGTTTCGATAAAGCTAATAGAACATCCATCCACTCTAATAGAGGTCCAGGTTTAGAAGGAGGTATTAATATTATGAGAAATGTTAAAAATAAATTTCCTGATATTAAAATAATTACTGATATCCATGAGACCAACCAAGCACCAATCCTATCTCAGGTAGTAGATGTAATTCAAATTCCTGCATTTTTATGTAGACAAACAGATTTATTAGTAGAATGTGCAAAATATTTTAATACCATTAATATTAAAAAAGGACAATGGCTATCAGCAGATGCTATGAAACATGCTGTTACTAAAATTAAAGAAATAAACCCTAAATGTAAAGTTTGGCTTACTGAAAGAGGTTCTAATTTTGGGTATGATAGATTAATTGTAGATTTTAGGGGTGTTGATGTAATGAAAGAATTTTCAGATAAAGTTATATTTGATTGTACCCATTCAACACAAATGGCGGGTGAAGGAATAACTGGTGGAAGTCGTAAATTAGCAAAACAATATTCCCAAGTAGCTCACATATTTGAATATGATGGAGTATTTATTGAAACACACCCTTATCCTGAAAATGCCATTTCAGATTCTGGAAGTCAGGTAGAATTAAATTGGATTGTAAATAATATAAATAAATTAAATAATTAGAAAATGGAAGGATTAACAAAACAAGAAGAATTAGACATTAAAAAATCAGAATTAATTAATGATTTAATGGCAGTAGGAACAGTATTAGATGAATTATGGAGATACCATCCAGATAACCCTAAACAACAAGATGTTATTGCCGAGTATAACCAGTTATCAAAGGTGCAGGGTGATATAGAATTAGAATTAAAGGGGCTGAGTGAGATTGATTAATATTTTTTATTTTAGAATATATTTATAATTGATGAGAAAAGGTGGAATAAATAAGGATAATATATTTGGGTTATTTGAAGGTGATTATAATACCTTACAAAATGCTCAAAAACTTAGCAAGAAATTAGAAGACTTTGATAATAGCCCAACGGTTAAGATAGGTATGTTTACTAAGTTAATATTAAACCACCAAGTATTTCATGAGAAATTAAAAAAGTTTTTAAAACAAGAAGAACCTAACTATGATGTTAGTTCAACTAAAGAATCTTCTGAGTTTGTTGTGTATAATAGAGCGTGGTATTATTTAAATCAAGTAGATATAAGTAAAAGAGAAGATATCTTCGCCATATTAGATTTTAATCCCAAGTTATTAAATAAGGCTTTAGAAAGCGCTTTACTCTACTTTCAGGATAGAGAAGAATACCTTAAATGTGCGCAAATTTTTAAGATTCAACAAATATTAAGAGAAAGTAAAAGATAATTAGGCTCCCCAAAATTCCTCTCGTATATTCTAATTACAGATTTAGGGAATAAGGAATAAATAGGAATGGAAATAAAGGGAATAAAAGGTATAAGGTATACCCCGTATCACATATAATAAATAAGTCATGAGAAATAGAAATTTAGTTACAAGAAAGTTAGATCAATTAGAAACTACTTTAATCACACTACAACAAATAGTTAATAGACAATCCCCTATTGAGTCTTATAGAACTAATATTGGTAAAGCACAAGCATTAGTAGAAGATTTAAGAGATATGGTTGAAAGTGAACCAATGTCTCCTAAGGAATTAAATAAAATTTAAACATTTAAAATTAAGGTTATGAAGTTAACAGCAGAACAAATTCAAGCAAATTGGATCGAATTTAACACTAATATTGAAACATACATTACTGGAGATCGTAAACAAAAATTACTTGATTTCTATCAAAAGTATGAGGACCGTATTATTCTAATGCCAGCAGCACATAAGAAAGAATACCATTCAGCATTCCCAGGTGGGTACGTAGATCACGTTAATAGAGTAGTAAAAGCAGCTTTATCCATGTCCGCTGTATGGGAAGGGTTTGGTTGTGATATGACGACATTTACCCAGGAAGAATTGGTATTTTCGGCGATTAACCATGATTTAGGTAAAATGGGATCTGATACTGAAGAAGCATATGTGCCTCAGACAGATAATTGGAGACGTGATAAGTTAGGTGAAGATTATATGTTTAATAAAGCATTACCATTCGCATCCGTTCCAGATCGTGGATTATTTTTACTCCAGCAACATGATATTAAATATACATTCAATGAAATGATTGCTATCCAGACACATGATGGTTTATATGATTCAGCAAATGAAAAATATTTAAAAGCATTCATGCCAGAGCAGAAACCTCGCACATCACTTCCATTTATTTTGCACCAAGCTGACATGATGGCGGCGCGTATTGAATTCGAAATTGAATGGTTACCAAAGTTTTCTAAGAATAGCGTGGATGCGCCAAAGAAGAATTATATATTGGGTGACAATAAAAAAACCAATACACAATCTAAGGCACTCAGTTCAATACAGAGCCCGGGGTTGAAAAATATGTTAGATAGTTTATGATGTTAACTTTTGTAATTATATTAGGAATATTGGTCGTTATCTTAGGATATACGACCATTAATCTTCTTCGCAAGATTGAAAAGACAGAAGACATAATAATATCTCAATCTAAATTTTTGGATAAATTATCAACTCAAATTAAAGCATCCTCTGAAAAGTTAACAGAAATAGATAGCAAAGGAACATTTGAAGGTGATGATGAAATAGGATGGTTTTTTAATGAAATAAAAAAAATACAAAATGATCTATCTCAATTTAGGATCAACCTATAAAATATATGGAGCCAATTAAAAAAAAAAGGAGACCAAAAAGTAAAAACTACTTTACTAAAGATACGGAAAATGCTATTGTAAGATATAATAATGAACCAGATCCTGAAATCCGAAGTAAAATATACGAATCAGAGATCCATTATGCCTTCTTTAAACTAACCCAGAATATAATCCACACATTTAAATTTTATCATACTGAGGTTGAAAATTTAGAACATTTACAACATGAGATAATTACTTTTTGTTTATCTAAATTTCATTTATTTGATCCTACTAGGGGAACTAAAGCATATTCTTATTTTGGTACTATAGTAAAACGTTGGTTAATTTTATATAATACAAAAAATTATTCTAAAAAAATTAAAAAGGTACCTGTTGATGTTTTAACCGGTGAAAATTCTACTCATACTTACTATATGGGTGAAGAAAAAGTCAAAAGTGATTTAGATAAATATATGGATATTTATGTAAACCATGTATCCGAAAATATATATAAGTTATTTCCAAAGAAAAATGATGCCCAAATAGCGGATGCTATACTTGAATTATTTAGGAATAGAGAGAATATAGAAATATTTAATAAAAAAGCACTTTATATTTACATCAGAGAGCAAGTAGATGCTAAAACCCCTAAAATAACTAAAATTGCAGATAAATTACATTCTATATTTAAAGAACAATATATATTTTACTTAGAAAACGGTTACGCTAGATTCTAAAAATTTTTTATATCCATATTTATAATAAAATAATATTATGGGATTAGACAGTGTAATTTTTGGAAAGAAAAAATTCTCTGATATACTTGGAGAAATTTACGATAACCAAAAAAAGAAAGAAAAACAAATATCAGGTTTAATATCAGAACTTAAACCCCTTATAAATGATATAGGTGATGCAACATTAATTGTACCCTTAATTAAAGAATATATGGATATTGGCATCAGAAACGATGAACAATTAATTAAAATGTCCACTATAATACAACGTGCACTTAATAATAGTTCAAGTGAAGATTCATTAGGTATTACAGATGAAGAAAAAGCGGAGTTAATGGCTGAATTAGATAAGCTTAACGAAAGCTACGAAAATAAAGATACTGATGGCTAAGGGTTTTCAATCATTAAATAATAATAATAACGTTAACATTACTCCCAAAGAAGATGGGTTAATAGTACATGCTAGGGTTACAGATATTATATTAGATGAAAAACATCCAGATTTCTTGGATTCAGGGGGATGGAATGGTATTGGGACTATTAGTTTTAGTTTATTAGAGAATTCAAATCAAAAAGAATCATCTAAAGCTTCTCCTTTACTACCTCATTTAAAAAACTATCCTTTAGTTAATGAAACGGTATTAATATTTGCTTTACCTGATAGGAATATTAGTAAAAAATCTAATATTAAAAGTTACTTTTATTTAAACCCTATTAACCTGTGGAATCACCCACACCATAATGCCTATCCAGATGTATATAAAAAAGAACCTACTGATGCCCAAAATGCCGATTATAAAGAAATTGAGGGAGGTCAAGTAAGAAGAATTAAAGATGGTTCTAGTGAAATAGATTTAAACTCTCCTTTAGCAGGCGGAACCTTTATTGAAAAATCAAATATTCATCCTTTATTATCTTTTGCAGGAGACAACATAATAGAAGGTAGATTTGGTAATTCTTTTAGATTAGGTAATACTTCTAAAACTAAATCTTTATATAAAAATAATTGGTCCTTAAGTGGAGAAAATGGGAATCCTATTACTATATTACGTAATGGACAAGATCCTAATTCATCAGAAGAAGGATGGGTACCTGTATCTGAAAATATAAATAGAGATCTTTCATCTATATATTTAACATCAAACCAAAAAATACCCTTAACTAATAGTGTAGAAAACTATAAAGCTTTTAAAAAACCACCAACTCTACAAAGAGAATTTTCTAAACCACAAATCATATTAAATTCAGGACGTTTAGTATTTAATACAACATCTGATGATATTATATTAACATCAAAAAACAAAATAGCATTATCTGCAGAACAAACTATAGGTATATCTTCAAGAAAAAATTTCATAGTAGATTCTAACCAAATTAGGTTAGGTAGTAAATTTGCAAACCAACCTATAATTAGAGGTAGTGATTTTATGGAACAATTTGAGCAATTACTTGAAGCTCTAAAGAATTTAACTTCTGCTTTAGAATTTACACAAGATTGGCCTGGTGGTGTACCAATTCCAAATGCAATGATACCACCTATGGCTACTGCTACTAATACTATAATAGAAACTATTTTAAGTTTAGTTAAAGATGAAAAATCCCCTTTATTATCCTCTAAATCAAAAGTAGAATAATGAGAATAAAGAACTATTATGTATTATCAAATGATTATGTTGTTGAGATCCAAACAGATGGTATTCAGAATTGGACATTATTAACTGATCCTTTTGGGTTTCCTCTTCAAAAGGGACCAAAAACTGTTTTTGCCCCTGAACCGGACTTAGTGAACCAAATAATAACCGATTTCCAACCTACGGGTGTAAAGAGTGATAAAGAAAATTGGGAATCCCTTCCTACTATTATAGCAATAAACCCCCCTAACCCACCTACTCCTCCTATTATAAAAGAATATAAAATAGAAGGAAGGGTAGCAGAAAAAGATACTTTAGAACCAATCCCTGGAATTAAGGTATCAATAACTTCCTCATTACCTAATGATGAGGATCCCCCAGTTAATGAACCTCAAGGGTTTGAAACTAAAACAGATGAAAAGGGTAATTATGTTTTAACTTTTAAAACCACAACCGAAGAAACAGCCCCCGATGTTTTTAGTGTCCTCCAAACTCCTTCTCTTAAATTTACAAGTGAAGAAAACGAATATGGTGAAGAATCAAAAAAACCATACACCGGAGATAATGATTCTAAAACTGTAAAATCAAGTTTAGACATAGTTCAAATGAAAATATTTGAAACAGATCTAAAAAAACAAACAACTAAATTAAAAAATGTTGGGATGGAACAGGTAAACAAGCTTAAAAGCATGATACCTACAGATCCTACTCAAGCATTACAAAAAGCCGTTAGTAAAAAAATTAGGGATTTAATAATGAAGTATATTCCCTTAATTATATCAATGATTGTTAAATTTGGGATTAGTAAATTAACCGAAGCTTTAAAAAATGGTTTTAAAAATTTCAATAAAAAAAATTGTCCTACCCCTGAGGAATTAAAAAAACTAATTAAAAAAAGAAATAAAATAGTTAAAATATTAAACGCCATATATAAATTTGTAGATGCTTTAGTAAAAGCTGCGGGTATAGTGTTAACTTTAGTTCAAATATTTAAGTTAGTAAAAAGTATAGTAGTATCATTACCTATACCTCAAGCTATAGGAACACCCCCATCTAAAGATTATGGTGGGTTAATAGCATCTCAACCTATGAGTGCTACCTTGGGCAATGCCAATTTTGTTGAATTGTTTGAAAAACAAGTAGCAAAATATGAAAAGATAACTATTATGGTTTTAGCCATTTTAACAGTATTAAGAGCTGTACTTAAAATGGCACTTGATTTACTTAAAGGTTTAGATGGAATGATACAAATTTGTGCTGATGAATATTTAGAAAAAGAAGAAATAACCCTAGAAGAAATAGACGCAGAATTACTTGAATCTTTAGAAGAAACTGAAGAAGAAATAAAACTTGACCCCTTTATTAATGGGTTTGTTTTAAGTGTAGTAGAAGATAATAGAGTAATGGTAGGTAAAACTAAAAGACGTTACGCTATTGCTAAAAATAAAGAGGGAGTAATAATGTTAAGAGGAGAATCATCGTTTAGTGCTAATGATCAAATTCTTATAGATGAACTTAAATTCTATATTACACAAAACGATTTAAAAGCATATTAATTTAATATTTATAATAAATCATAATACATATGAAAGTTAGTCAATTAAAAACAATAGTAAAAGAAGCTGTAAAGGAAGCAATCCAAGATGAATTAAAAGATATTCTTCTTGAGGCTGTACGTTCACCTAAACAAACAATTATTGAAACACAACCATCATCACCATCCACTGGTATAGGAACACCGGGACCAATGAACCCAGTTGCTCAAACACCAATGTCTAATGATAATAGAATGGCTATGAGAGAAAATATACAAAGTGTTTTAGGAGGCATGATGCCAGGTAAAAATGGTACTATGAGTGCTACTACTAATAATATACCTTTACAAGTAAGTGGAAAAATAGATACAACAAGCCCTAATGGTAGTTTACCTGAAGGAAATGTATCAATGGATCAAATAATGGGATTAATGAATAAATAAAATGGCATTTAACCAAAGACAAGTATTTCCTAATGACCTTAGACCAAGAGTAGCTATAGGTTTTAATTTACCTATGAATGGGGAGGCTGTCTTTAATGCAAATTATCAAACACAAGAGGCAATTAAAAATAACCTAATTAATTATTTCTTAACTAATCCTGGGGAAAGACCTGGTAATCCTGAATTTGGTGGTGGGTTAAGAGCTTTTATATTTTCTCAAATAGAAGAAGATAATTTAGAATACCTTAAAGAAGATATACAAGAAAAAATAATTTCTAATTTTCCAAATGTGGTTTTACAAGGAGTAGATATACTACAATACCCAGATAATAACAGTATTGAAGTAAAATTATATTATAGTATATCAAATACTGACATAAATGATCAATTAGAATTAAATTTTAACTAATGGCAAGAAGAAATGTATCTTATAATAATAGGGATTTTGAAGGAATTAAAGAAAGATTAATTAATTTTTCACAAACTTATTTCCCTACAACCTACACAGATTTTGACCCTAATTCTCCGGGTATAATGTTTATGGAACAAGCTTCTTATGTAAGTGATGTTCTTTCATTTTACTTAGACAACCAGGTACAAGAAACTTATTTACAATATGCTAAACAAGATAATAATATATATGATTTAGCTTATATGTTTGGTTATAAACCAAAACTAACAGGTTTAGCCAATACTAATATAGATTTTTACCAATTACTCCCAGCTAAAATGGTTATGGGGGCCGCAGTTCCTGATTATGATTATGCCTTATTTATAGAAGGTGGGACATTAGTAACAGCAGATAATGGAGCAGGATTCAGAATAGAAGATTCTATAGACTTTACAGTTTCAAATTCCATGGACTTAACAGAAACATCAGTAGCACAAATAGCAAATGATGAACCTACTTATTTTCTATTAAAGAAAAGCAGAAAAGCAGTTTCAGGTAATATTAATACCCAAACGTTTAATTTAGGGAAATATCAAGAATTCCCTACGATTCAAATTTCAAATAGTTCATTGGCTAAAATTATATCAGTTACAGATTCTAATGGGAATGTATATGATGAAGTAGACAATTTAGCCCAAGAATTAGTATTTGATAAAATAAAAAATACAAATATAAATGACCCTAATAATTACCAAAATTCTGGGGATTCACCTTATATTCTTATAACACGACAATCACAATATAGGTTTGTAACAAGACATTTAAACTCTAATACTACTCAAATCCAATTTGGATCTGGTAAACCCGAGGATACAGATGAATTACAAATCCCAAACCCAGATAATGTTGGTTTAGGTTTACCCTTTAAAAAAGATAAATTAACAACAGCTTTTAGTCCTTCTAATTTTATATTTACAAATACTTATGGTGTTGCCCCTAGTAATACTACAATTTCTGTAAAATACCTATCAGGTGGAGGTGTTGGGTCTAATGTTAGTGCTAACTCTTTAACTAATTTAGATACCACCGGTATAAGATTCCTTGAACCTAATCTTAACTCAGTAACAGCTAATTATATATTCTCTTCACTAGCTAGTAATAACCCAGAAAAAGCAACGGGTGGTAAAGATGGAGATAATGTTAATGAAATTAGAGAAAATACTTTAAGTAATTATTCTTCACAGTTACGAAATGTAACAGCAGATGATTATTTAATCAGAGCCTTAAGTATGCCTAGTGATTATGGTATGGTTTCAAAGGCTCATATTCAAAAACCTAAAGCAAATGAAGGTAATAGTACCTTAGATTTATATGTTTTAGGGTATGATAGATTTAAAAATTTAGATTATACTAGTAGTACCTTAAAAAACAACTTAAAAACTTACCTAAACCAATATAGAATGGTAGGAGATGTTATTAATATTAAAGATGCTTATATTGTTAATATAGGAATTGAATTTGAAGTAATCACCGATATAGAATCTAATAATAATGATGTTATTAGAAATTGCATATCCTCTCTTCAAGCTTTTTTTGATATTGATTTAATGACTATAAATAAACCTATTATACTTAAAACCTTAGAAAATTTATTAGATAATATAATAGGGGTACAAACTGTAAAACAAATTAACATAATAAATAAAGTAGGAGAAAATAAAGGATATTCTAAATATGCTTATGACATACAGGGGGCAACTCAAAATAAAGTAGTTTACCCATCTTTAGACCCTATGGTATTTGAAATTAAAAACCCTAACCAAGATATAACTGGTAGAGTAGTAACAATATAATTATGGCAGTATATAAATTATTTCCGATACAAGATGCAACTATATATTCTGGATATCCTTCTATGAACACAGGATTAGATGAATTATTAGAAGTAACTAATGAATACCCTCAAATGCTTTCCCCATCACCTAGAGTAGCTCGAAGTTTAATTAAATTTGACCAAAATGAAATTGACGACGTGTTAGATAATAAAATTTTAGGGAATGAATGGTCTGGAAGTTTAAAATCTTCTGTTTCCTTAGCACAAGGAATAAATTTTAATTCAACTCTTAAGGTATACCCTATCAGTGGATCATGGAATAATGGTACAGGTCAATACTTAGATTCACCTCAAACCACAAATGGTGCTAGTTGGTTATACTCAGATTACAAAGAGGGACATTTATGGGAAGTAAATGCATCAAATGCTTTTGTTACAAGCTCATACTCAACAAATAATAGTGGAGGTGGAATATGGTATACAGGGTCTAATAATGTTAATATAACATCCCTTACAGGTTCACAAAACTTTTCTTCTAGATCTACTAAAGATTTAGACCTACCAGTTACAGATACTATAAAAATATGGCACTCAGCTTCTAAAAGTTTAGATTTAGGATATATTAGAGTAAATAATGATGGTTTTATTATTAAATGGGAAGATAATATAGAATTTACAGCTGCAAATGCAATACAACCTATATTAAAATTTTACTCTGTAGATACAAATACTATATATCCTCCTACTTTAGAATTTAAATGGGATGATTCAAACTATAGTACCACACTAAATGAAATATCTACTACAGATTTATTTATAGGATTAGACTCTAATCCCGGTATATTTTATAGTGAAAGCATAAACAGATTTAGACTAAACGTGCGTCCTGAATTCCCCGTTCGTACATTCCAAACTGCATCCTTGTATACTAGCAATTTTGCATTACCAGAAACATCATATTATGCTGTTAAAGACTTAGATACTAATGAATTTGTAATTGATTTTGATACACAATTTACAAAAATTAGTTGTGATAATAATAGTAACTATTTTGATGTTTATATGAATGGTTTAGAACCAGAAAGATATTATAAAATTTTAATAAAAACTATAGTAAATGGGAGTGTAATAGTTAAAGATGAAGATTATTATTTTAAAATAATTAATGGGTAATGAGTCGAGAAAAAATTGATTTAAAAAAAGAGGTTTTTAGTAAACCTCAATATACTAAAACTATAGATACCCAATTCAATGAATTAGGTGTTAAAACTATTTCTGAACAATTACAAGAAGAAACAAGTATAGAAGAATTTTTTAAATTATACAACGAATTATTTTATGAAATCCCTTCAGAAGGGGAAACTAATTCTCATCGTTATATAGCAGAACAAAGTGGTGAGTATATTGATTTTGATGATACTATAGAAGAAGTAGAAGCCTTAAGACAAGAAATTGCTATTTTAAGAACAGATTTATTAGCTCAACAAATAAAAAATATTGAGTTAGAAACAGGACAACCATTAAATATTAATACTGATGCCCTAAAAGATCAACTAGCAGGGTTAGGTTCAAATTTAGAAGCTAATCAAGCCTCCTTAGCAGATGCACAAGAAAAATCTGCAAAAGCAACAGCTGAAGCAACTAGGGTAAAAAAAGAAGTTGATAAATCATCCGGAGTAGGATATTTTTAATATAATTTATGAAAGATAAAGTACAAATTACAGAACTTAATGCTAAAACTTTTGAGTTTCAAAAATACTTAGATATAGATAATGAGTTAATATCCATATCTAATTTAGATACTGTTTTTAATAAAGATTCTGATTATATAGAATATTATATATTTGATGAATCTCAAAACAAAATTCTCCCTCAAAATGGTACTTTACCCCTTACTACCTACTCAGTAATAGAAGGTCATATTAATTTATTCCCTGAAACAGATTTAAGAAACCACAGTATAAATAGTGATTCTTATTATATATTATATAATTTTTATCGTAAAAGATTAAAATCGGATTATTTAAATAAATACTATATTAAAGAAATTTCATCTGATAGAACAGAAATTCGTTTAGATAGTAATATTATTAGTAATGAAGATATAATATCTACAAGTAATGAATTTATTAAACATAGAGAAAAAGAAGGATATTTTGTAGATTTTCTATTAAACTTTGGAGATAATAAAAGTGTTATAGCTAATAACATTAAATTAGATACTACATTTTTAGATGATCCTACTATATTAATTAAATTATATGAACCTTTACCTGAGGATTTTGAATTAAAAACAGAATTATGGGTTGTAGAAGAAATATCAGATTCATTATTATACGAAGTTAAATTTCCATTTGATATTATAGTAGATCAAGATTTTGAATTTATTCAAGGTCCTAATTTAAATATAAATGTAAAGAATGGGTTAGGAGTACCTTCTCAAGTTTTTTCACTTGATTCTTTAATGAATTCTCCAATAACTAGTTCCCAAAGTCAACTGTTAAATTTGTTAGATGAACAAGGAACTAACATTAATATAAACTATGAAAACTTTGAGGATTTCATCCACTTTAGTTCAGCAAAAACCCGTTTAGAAAATTTTATTTTTAAAGCAGGATTAATAGAATCTTATACTAATGTAATTTCTTCATCCTTAGGATCAATCCAAAATAATTCCTCCAGAACCTCAGAATACAGCTCTAGTAAAGCTTTATACGAAAGTAAAATAAATGATATAATCAACAAATTTGATGGTTATGATTATTTTTTATATTATAATAGTGGTTCCGATTTTTCTTACCCTAAATCCAATTTAAACCCTCCTTATCAATTACAATCAACTTCTAGTATTGAGGTATTAAAATGGGCTGGTAGCACAAATCCAGAAAGTGTTTATTATGGGGGATTAGCAGTTACTGCCTCGGATTATGATGAATCAAATCCTGATTATCTTTATAATTCAATTCCTGAATATCTAAGAGATGACCCTAATAATAAACAATATGATTTGTTTGTAGATATGGTTGCTCAAGAATATGATAACACTTGGCTCTATACTAAAGACATTACAAATAAGTTTAATGCTGATAATCGTTTAGAGTATGGAATATCTAAGGACTTGATTAGTACTGCTGTTAAAGATTTTGGTATTAAATTATATTCTAATAATTTCTCAAATGCCGACCTCTATACTGCCTTTTTAGGACTTACTCCTTCAGGTGGTTTGTTCCCATTCCCAGAAATTTCAAGTGAATACCCTGTATCTTCTGGGCAAGAATATGTAGATACTTTAATATCATCATCGAGTGACATAATCCCATTAAAGGATATAGATAGTCGCCTTTATAAACGAATTTACCATAATTTACCTTACTTACTTAAAACTAAGGGTACAATAGCGGGTATTAGAGCATTAATTACTACATATGGTATCCCCGATACTATTTTAAGAATAAATGAGTTTGGAAGTAAGGATAAAATTAATTCTAATGATTGGGATTTAAAACAAAAAGTATTTAATTATGCTTTTGATACAAAAGGTGGAAATTATATTACCTCTTCTTTTGATGTAAATGAAAACTTTGGATCAAATAGACCACAAACTATTCAATTTAGGTTTAAATCTGATGGTATTCCAACCCAATTATCCCAGTCTTTATATTATCTAGACCCTAATAGGAGTGCTCTAATACTAGAATATACAGGTTCCGGCTTAAGTAGTGGTTCATATTCAGGATCAAATGCAGATTTATATAGAGAATATGGAACCCTGTCTTTTGTACCTGACATGAATAAACCTGAGATTAGCGCTAGTTTATATTTCCCATTTTTTAATAATGAATGGTGGTCAATCCAAACTACTATTAACGTAACAAGCCCAACAGCATCATTATTTGCTGCTAATCAAATTAATAACAGTTTAGGGTTTTATGGTTCTTCTAGTATAGAAGGTTCATTCCAACCCTCTTATTATAATAGTGCGGATAAAATTAGTTTCCCAAATTATAGTAATAACTTAGTAGTAGGAGGTAAAAGTTATACTAGATTTTTAGGTTTATACCAAGAAATACGATATTACAACACTCCAATTTCTTCAAATGTATTTAAAGATTATACAATGAATCCCTATTCATTTGAAGGTAATAGTATAAATAGTACCCCTGAAGAGTTAATTTTTAGAGCAGATTTAGGTTCTAAATTAAATACTGGAAGTTATAAATCTATTCATCCTAAAATTACTGGATCTAGTAACTTCATAACCTCCTCTTTTACTACTGATAGTAATTATTATGTTAGTAACCCTAACTTTGTTCCTAATAAAGAATATATATACCAAGACCAAGTTTCAGCAGGTATAAAAAATAGAATTACGGATAAAATAACAGCAAACCCCACAGTTTTACCTAAAGGAAATGTTTTATCCCCAATGATATCAGTTCAATCGGATTCAATTGAATCTTCAAGTTATACTCCTAGTATTAATTATTTAGAAGTAGCTTTCTCCCCTCAAGACCAAATTAATGATGATATTAATGCACAAATGGGGTATTTTAATTTAGGTGAATATATTGGAGACCCAAGACATATATCCCAATCAAATCGTAATTACCCCGATTTAGATACGTTGAGAGACTCATATTTTGAAAAATATATTAGCAGTTATAATCTTATAGACTTTGTAAGATTAATGAAATTCTTTGATAATTCATTATTTAAAATGATTAAGGATTTTACCCCTGCAAGAACAAGTTTAACATCTGGGGTTGTAGTAAAACAACACCTATTAGAAAGAAATAGAGTTAAACCACCTCAAGTTTCATATGAAAATGTAACTCATAGTGGTTCAATTAAATCACAACCTAGAAAATATAATACTGGATCTGGGGATACAGGACAATATGAATATAATAATGGTTCTTCTCTATATAGATATAAAGGAGGAACTGGAGGTTCTTTTGAAGTATTTAATGGTTTAACTAATGACCGTAGTGTAAATCAAGCATATTCTGAATCAATAAATGGGCCTTTAGGAAAAAGAATAATATATATTTCTGATCAAGAAGAATTTTATGATGGAGAATTTAGTGGTTCAAATATTACAACCACCACTCAATCCTTAAGTCCAGATTGTATTAAATATCATGATAATCCAGATATTCCTCTACAATATTACCCAATATTCTTTTCTGATTCTTCTACTGATTTTATATTTGGTACAACTACTTTAGAAGGTTGGAGTGATAGAAGAAATGAACCACAAAGAGGATATGCCTGGTTTTTTACTAGAACAAATCAAACAACAGGTGTAGTTAATGTAGAAAAAATTAAATTAGCTGCCTTAGATAAAGGAGGTAATGATATTAGAGATTCATTAATTGGAACCGAGTTTGTACAATTTGCTTTCCCTGAAGGATTTAAAATGTTCTTCTCAGAAGGTACTGTAATTAATGATAAATCTGCTACTTTAACTATAGAACAAGATAGAGGAGATTATTTATTCGCATCTTCTTCAAATGGTGGATCAGAAAATTGGAGTTTATTGGTATCCGGAGATGTATCTGGATCTCATTATACACCTTCTACTCAACCTGGAGGTTTTGATTCCTTATCTCAAAATTATTTTCATGGTCAAACTGAGCTTCAAATACAACCTATTAGGTATTATAATGGAAAAAAAGGAGATATTTTAGGGTTTTTCAACACAGGATCTCCAGATTATACAGTTTATGGTCCCTTTAATAATGGGATTATACCTGAAGCATATGATTGGGGTAGTTATATCATACCAAGAACATCCAATATTCCTTGGGTATTATCTGCTTCTATAGCATATAGTGCTTCTGGAGGAAATGAAACTATAGATCCAATATATACTCAAGGTATATTACATACTGGTAGTTTTTACGGAGCAGATAGTGAAAGAAGAAACTACACCTTTGATTCAAGTAATTTTGGTAATACTATGAGTATTGCTTTACCTCCATTTAATAATAGCTCACAAAATCTAGATTCAACATTTTTTAAAAATATTGTTGATCAAAATATAGAAGGTGATATTTTAAATAGCAATAGAATAAAATATAAATTTTCAACAGATACTACTAATTGGGGTAATAATCAGTTTAGAGAAGTAGCATTTAATCATGCTAATATTAGTCAAGCTACCCAAATGCTTATATCATTATATGATGATGAAGGAGGTACTTGGTTTAATAGTGCTGATATGCAAAAATTTAACCAAGCTAGTAGTTGGAATATATATAACCCTGCTACAGATGTTAATCGTATTACAATAACAGGAGCAACTACTTTACTAAATGGTAGTACTCCAATATGGGCAAATTCTGGTAATTTATGGATAATTAAACAATTCCCTGCTGGTAATGCTACACAATTTGGAAATTCCTTTTCTGACCAGGATGAAATTAGAGTTATACCTAGTACAATATTAGATACCTCAGGTCATGCTACAATATTGCAAGGTGGTACTGGTTCATTAAACTTTAATTTTGATGAATATGCTTATAATGTTTTTGGTGGAAGTATTCTTTCAGGAGGTTTAACATTTGGTAGACCAAATCCTCTAAATTCATCATCAAGACCAAAATTAGTAAGATCGATTGCAGGACCTAATGGACAATATGCCCCATCAACTAATAGCAACATTATTGCTAATATACCATCAACTTTCACTAATTTTACTTCAGCTGTAGACACAGATGAAGAATTCTATTACGAAATAGACCTAAATGAGTTAGAGGACTATATGAATGATCTAGATAGAGATATTAGTGAACCTGTATTATTAAAAATAAGCTATAATACAACAGTCACAAAGGGATATTTTGAAAATGCTATTCCTGATGCAAGTGACGTACCCGATACTGTAGAATCTGCTATTTACAGACAAGATGTTATTAATAATGCTCCAATTGCCCAAGATATAAAATTATTAAATTCCACTAGAACTTTATCCTATAGTGCCGTTGGAGGAGGTTCCCAAAATGGTACAAGAAATAATATTCAACTCACATTAAATTCAGCCCAATTAAACCCCGACCCAGGAGATAAATTAAGAATTAAATTAAAATATTCCATACCTTCAACTGAGGTATTTAAATATTTTGTAACTAATTTTAAAATAGACTTACAATTCTATTCAATAGATTTAAATGATGTAGGAAGTGGAAATCAAGGAATTGGGGGTGTTGGTGGTGGAGTATATACTGGGGCATCCATATTAAATACTGATACTTTAGGTATTGCATCTCAAGGTGATTTTTTCTCCCAACAAATCCTTTTTGCTGAATCCATAAATACAAGTTTTAATGGTACTGTTAGAGAGTATTTATATATAACAGGCTCACACCATCACCCAAAACAATTAATTACAGCATCAAATGAAGTAAGAAATCAATTCTTTTCTGGTGCCCCTATATTATTCCCTGATAGTCCTATCAACAATATTTTAAGGACTAGTTCTTATGGTATAGAAAGATTTTCAATAACAGAATCTTTAGGTGATAGTGTAACTTTCCAATACACAGATCCCCATACTGAAAATTTAATAACCTCCACCTTAACATCAGGTAGTCATGGTTATTTCGGTATAAGACAAGGAGGTACATCCCCATTAAAAACTGGAGGTGCTGGTGATATTGTATCTAATTCTTTAGGTATTGAAACAGTATATCCTACTTTTAATACAACGGGTAGTATGTATTTTATAGAAACTGTAATTTCATCTGGAAGTATAGCAAGTTCAAATCCACTTGTAACTCCTCAATTTACAATAATGCCTCCTAAATTAGATGAAGTTTACCCTAAATTAACTATTAATAATGAAATAAGAGCAGACCAAAGTGGTTATGACTTTACAGGATCTATACAAATATTTAAAGGAAATAAAGATGATACTTCATCTTATGGTTCTATTATTTTCGAGCAAAGTTTTATAGTCCCTACAAGTGCATCTGCAAGAGGAGAATCATATGACCCTTTATCAGCACCTGCTAATAGTGATTGGGTATCAAATAATATACAATTAAGTGGTTCATTTATTAAAAATTTTTCACATAATGATTCATTTAGACTTGTAGTAAGAGCAGATAAAAATCTTGGATCATTTTTAGATATTACTGAATATACAATGAGTTTATTCCCATCAGAATCTAAATTTGGTTCTATTACTAATGATTTCTCTTTTTATGGAGAAACACCTGCTATTAGTGCCGAATATGGTGAGGATGATTATGGTGGTAATACAGTAGTATTATCCCCAGGGTATGGTAAATATTCAGTGCCAATAGTAACGGATACAATAGTTCCTAGTTATTACGGAAATGGAGTTTTACCTTTTGCTTTAGCTCTTGATTGTCAACCTTTAATAAACAATTATAATAATCAAAGACGTAGTTCATATCTAATGGATGTTGATTATAGTAATGTAAGTGGTTCAATAATACCTGTTAACTTTAACCAAATCATATCAGGAAGTGCTATTAAAGCAACTGTTCCTGATTCTAACTATTTCCAAGAATCTTGGACGGCTTTAAGATATGATGGTACTAAGGCACAAAGTGAATATATTAATAGTTGGACTCCAAACGATTTTGGAACATATGGACAACTTCCAGTACTTGAATTAAGAAATGCCTATTTTGGGTATTTTAGCTCCATGAAGGATTCATACCCAATTCTAAATGATTCAACTAGATTAAATTTATCATATTTAATAGACCCACAAGGAAATGCATTACCTCCTTCATTACAAGGAGTTGCCTTAGATATTATTGATAAAACCTTCCCTAAAGAAGGAGATAGCAAATTAGCTGTAAGTTTATCAGCTGAAAATCAAGAATTAGAAGAAATTAATGATCAGCATACTGTAAAATTTGTAGGTAAATATCCTGTACCTATTATGTATTCTCAAATAGGTAGTAGACAATATGCAGAAAGTATTCCACTTACAGGATCAGGTCGTATTAGCATATATGACAACCCAGGAACAGGATTTACTGATTTTAGTTTCTCAGTTGAAGGAACATCTTCTTTAACTCCTGGTAGAAATGTAAAGGGGACATTAAATCCATCATCAAATTATAAACCAGTAGTACCTGATGCTACTAATTATGAACAAGCTTATAATATAAGTAGTGGAGAAATTGATTTTGCTCAAGAGGCTCATGCCATTAATGGTGAATTATCTCAAATGCAATATATTAGTTTAGTAACTTCGTTACCAACAACTTATATATATTCTGGTGATTATCATAAAAAAGGTAATTTTTGGAAAAAATCTAAATCAAGGGAGTATATAGAATTTACATTAAAATTAGGTTTAAAATATACAGATGGTTCTGATGTTAGTTATATACCTTTTGTAGCTGAAGATATATCTTTAAGAGTATGGAAAGGTGGTGTTCCTTACAATGCAGGGTCTGTAGTTGATAAAATTGTATTTGAACAAGCTACCCCAACAAGGGTACAAACCCAAAGAGGAAATATTTGGAGAAAATCACGTACTACAAGTATTTACAATTTTAGCAGCGGGTTAAAACTAGATAGAGAAAATAAAATCCATGCTAAAATTAATGAAAAGGTTGTTAAAGATATTTTATCATCTAAAGGGTTAGATGGAAAGGGTATTGAAGCTGGTGGAAATATTGAAGGGTTAGAATGGATAATTAAAGCAAACTCTGGTGAAAATATATTTGCTGAGGATAGTAAAGTAGAATGGGAAATAGATTCATCTATATTAGCTGGTAATAATGGTAAAAATACAATTATGCCATCATCATTTACGGGTCCTAAAGGTGCTACCAAAATAAGTATGTTAGGTTCTAAAACCCATCTACTCTCGGAAGATAATGTAGCAAAGGCTCCATATTTTATGTTTGGTAATAGTATGAAAAATGCATCAATACCTACCTCAGATACTACACATAATTTTATTTATATGTCTTCTTCATTATTTAATGAAGGATATGGGAATTCATTTGCCCAAGCAGAATTACCTTATACTCCTGGTCCTTATGAAGGTTTTGCAACAGGCCAAGAACCAGAAAATACTAAAATTGGTAAACCATATTCTACTTTGGTTATAGAAGAAGGAGATGAAATTAGATTTGGTAATAATGAAAACTTTACATTTATTATTAATTCTGTAGAACCACCTCAATCTAACTTACACCCAGATGATGTAGGTTACCTAAAACTAGAACTAAACAAACCCGTACCTGCTTCTATAAATAAGGATTTCTTTTTAATTAGAAGATATTTACCTAATGCTGGTAGTGTATTTATAGATTTGCCATACCCATATACTAATGAAACCTTAGATTTAGGTGAACAAATAAGTGAAACTCGTAATGGAAAATTAGTAAAAGCAGAAGATAGTTTATTAAAATCTATAACTCAACAACCACAATCTGACACCAATGACATCGACCCTTCAGTTAATAACATTTCAGGTTCATTTATTAGTGTACCATTAACAGGAGGAACAGGAACGGGAGCAAAAGCTACTATTATAGTTAGTGGTTCTGCTGTAAATAACTTTTATCCTATATCTTTTATACAAGTAACAGAGGCAGGAAGTGGATATGTAGATGGAGATATTTTAGGAATAGATAGCATCCAAATCGACCCAGATGAAATGGTAGAGATTACACTGAATCCACTTGATATACAAAGGACAGTAACTAAAGTACAACAAAATATATCAAAACCTTTTTCATCTGATGGTATATTATTTCCAAGTTACCCAATACCTGAGTTAGAAACTAGTGCTTCTATAATAGTAAATGATTTAATTAGTAAAGGAATAATACAATCTTAATAAAAATATATATTTATAACATATAACAAACATTTATATAAAAAACAATGGGATATTTAAACAATTCAGTAATAACAGTTGATGCTATACTTACAAAAAAAGGTAGAGAACTGTTAGCTAAAAACGATGGTTCATTCCAAATCACACAATTTGCACTGTCCGATGATGAAATAGATTATACATTATATAATCCAAATCACCCCTCAGGTTCTGCATATTATGGAGAAGCAATTAACAGTATGCCTCTTTTAGAAGCATTTCCGGATGAGCAACAAATAATGAAGTATAAATTGGTAACTTTACCAAGAGGTACTTCAAAACTACCTATCTTAGATTTAGGATATAGTGCCATCAATATAAAACAAGGAGCTCAATTAGCTATAACTCCACAAACTCTTAATTACTTAGGAAACCAACAAACATTTGAAACTAGTGGTTATGCTGCTACTTTAGGAGATGTTAGATTATTTGGTCAATTCCAAGGAACAGGAATTAACAGTGATGCGGCAGCAAGTGCTAATTCAACTCAAACACTTGGTACTAACGTATCTAAAACCGTAATAGGAACTCAAATTAACTTAACTTCAACTACAGTTAATACCTTATTTGGAAAACAAACCCAATTAAGAACTACATTAACAGTAATAGGATTAGATAGTGGAGCTAGATTGACAATCCCAGTAACAATAACACAAAACCGTTTAACATAATACAATATGGGCTTTAAAAGATTCGATCCAGAAGATTTCGTAGTAAGTGCTGACACAGTTACATCAACTGTATGGTCAGGTTTTCAACCTTCACTAAACACTTATGCAACCTCTTCTGTACAAAAAGAAGGAACCTCGGGACCTTATTATTTATCTGTATATCAAACAGCATCAAACGCAAATGGTTCTGAAACACAATTTTGTATCGCTTTTGGAGACAAAACAGGAAGAGGATCAGTAGATTTTGATAGTGGAGTACCAGGAGTATCCCCATCAAAAACAATATATGGTCAATACAGAACCTTAGTTTTAGAGGATGAAAATGCAAATTTCGTATATGGGTCTAGTTTTACTGGAAGTCATTTTTATGCAATAAGTGTAGAAAGAGCTAGATATAAAGAAAAACTATTCCCAGGTTCAATGAACTTAGTAATATCAAGTAGTAATACTCAATTATCTGCTTTACACTTAACTGATGATTCTAATATGGTAAACTTACCTACATACTATGGTACTCAAAGAGCTTATCAAGTAATTAGTGGTTCAGGTGGTAGAGCATGGAATGGAAATGGGTATTCAGTTAGTGGTTCTTACGGTTTATTCCTTCCGGATATTTCAACTGTATTATTAAATGGTGCGGCTTTAGATGATGCTTCTACTCCTGGGACAACAGGAACAGATGATGGTGTAGGAATTAATTTAGATAGCGGCTTAGATGCTTCTCAAAATCAAGATAATCCTTCTAAACTTTATAGACACATATCAGGATCAACAGGAGATTCTACAGGACAAGTATTCCAATTAAACTCACAAGAAACAATCACTTCAGATTTTGTATTTATTAGAGCAAGAAACTCAGAATTTAATTATTCTGAAAATCCTTCCTTTATATCAGGATCAACAGGAGAAGTAATTTATAATTATTTTATTGATAATCCAACATCATTCCCAACAGCAGTTGGAATGTATAATGATAGTAATGAATTATTAGCAGTAGCAAAATTATCAAAACCTATAACAAAAGATTTTACAAAAGAAGCGCTTATTAGAGTTAAATTAGATTTTTAAAAAATGGAATGGCGGCTTATAAACAATTTAATTCCGAAGATATAATAGTATCCCCTTTAGAAGTAAATAAATCATTTACTTTTTCTGGGGGAGATACTTTAATAGAATCTAATGTAGGTATAGATAGATTCTTAGCAATTGATACCTCATTTTTATTTACCACGGGATATATTCAAACTAGACTACAATCTAGCATATATCATTCAATAAAACAACTCTATTACTCAAACTATATATCAGGTAGTAACGGTGAAATTTCAACTGTTTCTACTGCTAGTTTTAACCGTGATGGTACTATTACAGGAGAAATTTATTCCCCATTATTTTATAATTTTGAACAAACTAATTTAAATCCTCATAAATATTTCCCAACAGGGTCTTATACTACTTATGTAAAAGATGCTGCTTTATATGGGCAAGATAGATATGGTGAAAGTAATTATGGTTTTGTAAATAGAGTCCCTAAATTAGCAGTTATGTCAATTCCCAAAAATTTATTTGGGGATTATATTCAACCTAAATCCTTAAATATTACTACAGATAGTGGTAGTTATAAAGACGATGGTGAAGGACGTTTAATAAGATATAATTCTGCTAAAGAAGTATTCGCAGGTAATGTTATATATCAACATGGTATGATAATATTAACTGGTGGAGATAGAAAAACAGGAACAGGTGAATCCGGTAATTACGGAGATGAAGAATATGGAGATGGAATATACGGGGGAAGAACTATTGGAAATAATGATATTGAAAATTTTGCAACTGGATCTAATATTGAAGTTTCATTTTCTTCTTCTTTTGGGATATATGAAACACAATATAAATGTAGTATTGAAGAAAGTGAATTTAATTTTACACTAAACCCTAGTATTATATCATCAAGTCGTGATGGGTCTATATACAATTGGGCTACATCTTCATTTTTTGATCCATATATTACTACCGTAGGTATGTATGATAACAATCAAAATTTATTAGCAGTAGGTAAATTAGCAAAATCACTTCCTACATCTAGAACAACTGATACAACTATTTTAATAAACCTTGATAGACAATAAAAAAATTAATATTTATAATAAAATAAACTCTAAATAATGGCTAAAAATTTATCAAATTCCGGGATTACTACCGGATTAACCGTGGAAGCCTTTCATGTAAGCCAATCTGTTGATGCCTTTACAGGTGCACATGCATATGATATTACAATCTCAGGCTCATTAGAAACAACAGGATCATTACTACATTCAGGTTCCTTAAAACTTACAGGATTATCTGGAAATGATGATGTTGCAACAGGAAACGTGTTAGTGGTAGATCCATCTACAAATGCAGTATATATAACAGGTTCTTATGGAGCCGTAGGAGGCTCAGGTGCACAAGGACCAGCAGGACCTGCAGGTGCACAAGGACCAACAGGAGATCCAGGACCAGCAGGAGACCCTTCAAACGTACCAGGTCCTCCAGGACCAGCAGGTCCAACTTCAACAGTACCAGGACCAGCAGGAGATACAGGAGCTCCAGGACCAGCAGGAAATACAGGAGCCCCAGGACCAGCAGGAGATACAGGAGCTCCAGGACCAGCAGGAAATACAGGACCAATAGGACTAACAGGAGATACAGGACCTATAGGTTTACAAGGACCAACAGGAGCTCCTTCAACAGTACCAGGACCAACAGGAGATCCAGGACCAGCAGGAAATTCAGGACCAACAGGACCAACAGGAGCTGATTCAACAGTAGCAGGACCAACAGGAAATCCAGGTTTACAAGGACCAACAGGAGCTCCAGGACCAGCAGGAAATCCAGGACCAGCAGGTCCAACTTCAACAGTACCAGGACCAGCAGGAAATTCAGGACCAACAGGACCAACAGGAGCTGATTCAACAGTACCAGGACCACAAGGACCTCCAGGTGCACAAGGACCAACAGGAGATGATTCAACAGTACCAGGACCAACAGGAGATCCAGGACCGATAGGACCAACAGGACCAACAGGAGATACAGGACCAATAGGACCAACAGGAGCTCCTTCAACAGTAGCAGGACCAACAGGAGATCCAGGACCAACAGGAGATCCAGGACCAGCAGGAAATCCAGGACCAATAGGACCAACTTCAACAGTACCCGGACCAACAGGAGATCCAGGACCAACAGGAGATCCAGGACCAACAGGAGATCCAGGACCAGCAGGAAATACAGGACCAATAGGACCTCCAGGACCAGCAGGTAGTGGTGGAGTAAGTGGTGCTTTATATAATGGAACTATTAGATATCAACTATATAATTCAACACAAACAGTAACAGCTACTACTTCAGGTAATTTATATGCTGGGTTAAGTTGGACAAGATCAAGTACAACACTAACAGTAACATCTACGGGACATGGTTTATCAACAGGTGATTATGTTGTAATTAGAAATATGAATGAAGATTATAAATATGTTTCTATTACAAGTACAGGAGCTAATACTTTTACTTGTACAGTAGCAGCTTCAGGAGGAGCTTCTGGTTCAGATGGTGCTTATATACCCGCAATTAAAGCAACAAGTGTAACTGAAAGTGCTTGTACAATATCTTCTCCATCAAATGGTAATATTCAAATACATGATATAACCCTAACAAATGGTGGACAAAGATTTGGTACAACAATAATGCTACAACTTCCTACTGATATTACTAATGGAGCAGGAGGAAATAGCAATTCTGGTAATTTATTCCCACCACAAGTATCTGGTTTTATGTTACACAATGGAACCTCAATTACTCCAGGTGTAGAAATTTTTGGAGGAGCCGGATTACCAAGTAATTTTAATCAATTCAAAATTACAGCCATTAATAGCTTTAGTGGGGGTGATGTTATGGTATTATGTAAATTTTAAAATCAAAACCTAAAAACCAAATGGCTTATACTCCACAACTTTTTTACGGAAAATTAACCAGTTTTACTGCTCTAAACGATAACATTACAGTTATAACGGGTACAGTTCAAAGTGGAAACCCTGTTATTAGTAATATAGCAGCATTTAACCCAAGTTTTGATGTTAGTTTATTAAGAGTAGGCCAAATACTTAATGATGCCAATTCAGTTTTTCCTACAGCTAATGTTACCATTTTAGAAATAAATGGATCCAATATTACAGTATCGGAAGATGCTAATGTAAATGGTTCAGGAAAAATATTCCCAGCAGATACACCATCAGGTGTGTATTATTTTAAGGAAGCCACATTTATAGACCCTAATGCTAATATTAGCGTATTAAATATCACGGGTAGTGATGAGCCTATTTTTGACTCTTCACTTTCAAATTCTTTTTCTATATTAGGTAGAGCCAAAAAAGGAAGCACCTTACAAAATGGTGTATTTTTAAATTATGAAATTAGTGAAGTAACAGACAGAACAAACGGAAAACTATCAGGTTTTATTAAATGGGGAGCTGATGGAACTCAATCCGAAAGTGGGTATACTTTAGATTTATCAACATCAAGGGTTTTACCTATAGTTGAAACAACCCCTATTACTCGTAAGGTACCAATGTTTGATACTAACGTATTAACAGGTTTATCTGCAGTAGGTACAGGATTTGCAGGGTGGCAAGAAGCAGTTCTTCAACTTGATACTGGAGGATCAGGAGCAGGATTCCCATTTTCAGGATCAGCACACATAACAGGTAGCTTAAATATAACTGGAAGTTCAGAATTTTTAAAAGACCCAGGATTAAATAGTGATTTTTTCTTAATTAAATCTGCTAGTTTTACTTCCTTTAAGGCTAATGTTCAAGGTGTATCTGTATTTGGAGACTTTAATTATACCCCAACTCCTGTAGGAGGAGGAATGATGTATAGTGGCTCAAACTTCTATGCAGGAATATCAGATTAATAATATGTATAAATGTAATATAAATAATAATAATAATTAACAATTAAAAACAACTATTAAATGGCAACATGGAAAAAGTTAGTGGTATCCGGATCGGATATTTCACAATTAAACAACGATTCTGCATACTTAGTATCTGGTGATTCCGGAATACAACTATCAGGATCTTTTAGTGGTTCATTCGAAGGAGATGGATCAGGATTAACGGGTGTTTCTGCTCAAGTAGAAGAATCACTTACATTAGGCGCTGGTATTTTCGGTGGAACCTTTGATGGTACAACCGCAGTAACAGCAGCAATTGACTCAGGTTCATTAGCAGGTAACGGTTTAGAAACTAACGCTGGTAAATTCAGAGTAAAACCAAATGGTACTACAATTGATGTAGCATCAGGAGGAATTCAAGTAGTAGAAGGAAATTTAAGAGATATACCAAATGTATCTCTTTCAAATTCTGCCTCTATTATTGGTACAACACAAGTAGACCTAGGAGCTACAGTAACTACACTAGCGGGTGTAACATTAACAGGAGCAGAAGTAACTGGTTCTTTTAGTGGAGATGGATCAGATTTAACTGGAGTTGTTGCAACTTTAGGAAATTCATTAACCGATGGTAATGGTATTGTTGATTTTACATTTGATGGTTCAGGTGCTGCTTCAGTAGCTGTAGATTTAGATGGTTCTACATTAGCAGTAGGAGCAAATGGTGTAAAAGTAGCAGATGCAGGAATTACAGCAACTCAAATTGCATCTGCAGTAGCAGGAGCAGGTTTAGCAGGTGGTGCTGGTACAGCATTAAGTGTAAATGTTGATGATTCAACAATTGAAATTGATACAGATACTCTAAGAGTAAAAGCTGGTGGTATTGGTACTACTCAACTCGCAGATGGAGCTGTAACAACAGTAAAAATTGGAGATGATCAAGTTACAAATGCTAAAATCGCAGCCGGAGCAGTTGGTACAACTGAAATCGCAGATTCTTTAGGTGAAATTGGCGTAAACAGCTTTACAGGTTCCTTCAGTGGTTCATTTAGCGGGGATGTTGATATTAACCTAGAAGATTTAACAGCTGGAAACGGTTTATCAGGTACTGCTTATGATGGTAATACAGCTAGAACTTTTGCAGTACAAGCAGATAGTTCTACAGGTGGTGACGTAGTACCAGTTTCAGTTGTAGCTAATGGTGTTGGTTTAGATGTTCAGTCAATCATCGGAAATGGTATTTCAGCAGATGGTAATGGTAACATAGATGTATCTTATGGCTCAGCTGATAATACAGCAGTACAAGGTTCTCAAACTGCACAATTTACAGGTACAGCAAACGAAGTTACAGTATCAGACGCAACTGCTCAAGCAATGGGTGGTGGTGTTGCAGTACAAATTGGTTTACCAGATGACGTAACAATTAGTCAAGATTTAACAGTAACTAGAAACTTAATAGTACAAGGTACAGCTTCATTCCAACATGAAACAAACCTAGATGTTGCTGATAGATTTATTCGATTAGCTTCAGGTTCTTCAGCAAATGGAGATGGTGGTATCGTAGTACAACAAAGTGCTGATGGTACAGGTGAAGTATTTGGATTTGATAACCCAACCAAAAGATTTGGTGTACTTGGAGATTTCGATGCTTCAGCAGGTTCATTCTCTCCAGATGCATTTATGGCAGCTGTAGTAGAAGGTGGTGCAGGTGTAAATACACCAGCAGCAGTTGCTACTAAATACGTTAAGAAAGGTAACCTATTTGTAGGTGCTAATCAAGACATCTATATTTATTCATAACAATAAATGGGTAAATAACGATGGGGTTTAAAGCTGGAAAAACAGTATATAAACAACTTCCAAAAGAATCGGTAGACCCATATAAGGGTCTACCATCTTTTTCGGAAGAAGAATTTTCATATCTTTTTGAAAAATTACAAAGTATGGATTTTAAAGGAAAAGAAATGGAGCAAATCTATACTTTAACTTTGAAACTCCAAAATATGTTCGTATTTTTACAATCAAATAAATTATTAAAGTAAATTTATGAGTAATTGGAACTTTTTTAGATTAAGAATGAATATTAATGGTGAAAGTCCAGGTCCAACTACTACAGAAACCTTTACCATAGAAACAAAACGTACTCAACTTATAACACTCTCTAGTGTTGCAAACCAAACCCCATATACTAAATTGGCAACTACGTGGACTACAACTGGAGGGCTTGTAAGTAGTGGGGGAAATGCAGAGGGTGAGAATGTGGAGATTGATTTATCAAGTGCTTCAGGTACTACTTATATCACTGTTACGGTTTATAAAAGCTCAACCCAAGTATTTGATTATTTTCACTGGATTGGTAATAGCGGTGGTATTTGGTTTATGGATTTAGATTTCACGAATAATACTGACTTGAAAAGGGTTACGGTTGGGAAAGGAGATGATATTAATATCTCTACTTTAACAAACCTAACATACTTCTCTGGTTACGATAATAATTGGTCAACACTAGATATTAGTAATAATACATTACTTGAATCCCTTAATTTTGGGGCTAGCAGCCAATTAACTACTTTAGATATTGGGTCTAATACTAAACTTACAAATGTACTTGGTCAAGCTAATAGACTATCTGCATCAGGTAATGATGACATATATATTGATTTAGATTCCCATGGGTTATCTAATGGAACTTTAACAATCCAAAGTGCTAACAGAAGAACATCAGCGAGTAATAATGCCATAGCTAGTTTAATTTCTAAAGGTTGGACAGTTTATAACCCATATTCAACAGCAGAAATTTCTAATGTTGTTTATGTTAACACTACCTCAACGATACAAGTAGACATTACTGTTGAAAACCTATCAGGGAATAACCCATTACAATATCGTATAGAGGTTAGTTATGACTCAGGTAATAATTATACTAACCTTGGTACTCACACTTTCACGAGTACAACATATACCCAAACTCACCAAAAAAGCATCCTTTATAATGGGGGAAGTAATAATGGGGGGTGGTTTAGAATTTATGACATTACAAACAATAATTATAATGATCCCTATCCTTTTACAATATCCTAAAAAACTACTATAATGAGCAATTGGAACTTTTTTAGACTAAGGATGAATATTAATGGTGAAACTGCATCATCACCACCTCCTGCAGGAACAGTAAGAACCGTTGTATTTGTAGCAGCTTTAACTGAAACAACTTCAACTTGGAGTAATATAACAACGACATCAGTTTCAGGAGCAATAAATTATAATTGGGATCCCTGTGCTAACCCAGTTGAAAATGGTGATACAAATTCTAATGCAATTATACAACAATCAGGTCATACCAATAGTGCAGCTAAATATTGTCTAGATTTTAATGCAGGTGGATATTATGATTGGTATTTAGGTTCTAATACAGAAACAGGTTGGATGATAAGAGATATATATAATAATTCATCTTTACAAACTATTATAACTAATGCTGGTGGCGATAATGTGGGAACAGGTTATTATTGGTCTTCATCACAATCATCAACTAATGCAAATCGAGCTATTACAGCAAAAATTACAGCAAATAGTTCATTTTCTAAATCTACAACTTTTGCTGTAAGACCTCAAAAAACCTTAATTTTCTCTCCTACATCTCAATATAGTGTAGGTGATTTAGCTTTTGGGGGGGTAATTTTTAAAGTATCACAAATAAATTGGGGGAATGTTTGTATTCCTTAATTAAAAACATTCTAAGTTTTTTATAATTAGAATATACTATTTAATATTTATAACTGATATTATAGGCCATAACGGAAGTGGGCTCATTTTGAGTAACCAACCATAATAAAAATATTGATATGCCAAATTGGAAAAAACTCATAATCAGCGGGTCTAATGCTGAACTAAAAACTCTACAACTAACAGGAACACCTGACGGAACTACAGAAACTGATATACTAGTAGCAGATGCCACTGGTAACATTAAAAAAAGATCTAATTTATCCTTAACAGGACCAACAGGACCAACAGGAGCTGATTCGACAGTAGCAGGTCCAACAGGACCAACTGGTGCAGATTCAACAGTAGCAGGACCGACAGGACCTCAAGGTCCAACAGGGGCAGATTCAACTGTAGCAGGACCTACGGGACCAACTGGTGCAGATTCAACAGTGGCGGGTCCAACAGGACCTCAAGGACCAACTGGTGCAGATTCAACTGTAGCAGGACCAACAGGACCACAAGGACCAACTGGTGCAGATTCAACAGTGGCGGGTCCAACAGGACCTCAAGGACCAACGGGTGCTGACTCGACAGTAGCAGGACCTACGGGTCCACAGGGACCAACAGGGGCAGATTCAACTGTGGCAGGTCCAACAGGACCTCAAGGACCAACGGGTGCAGATTCAACTGTGGCAGGTCCAACAGGACCAACAGGAGCTGATTCGACAGTAGCAGGACCTACAGGTCCACAGGGACCAACAGGGGCAGATTCAACTGTAGCAGGACCTACGGGACCAACTGGTGCAGATTCAACTGTAGCAGGACCAACAGGACCACAAGGTCCAACGGGTGCTGATGGTATTTTACCTTTAACAGGAACAACCACAAATGGTTTAATTACATATGATGGTGATGGTACAGGTACAGTAGAAACATCAACACTTTCTTCTGGAGTTTTAACTATAACTAATAAAGCAGTTATAGGATCTTCACATTGTAGTACAGGAGGTTGTACTTCCATAGGGGGAGGTCTTAGAAATACAGGTTCAGGTAATTATGGCTTTATAGGAAGTGGTCTAGAAAATAACATACCCCTGGGAACCCAATATAATTTTATTGGTGCAGGTCATGAAAACTGTATTGGTTCAAGTACTTCTGCTATAGTAGGGGGTCGAAATAATCAGATTCAAGGAATATTTGGTTGTCGTTCATTTATAGGAGCGGGTATTAATAACTGTATAGCAAATTCTTGTTATGGGGTTATTGGTGGGGGTTCTGGTAATGATGTATTTAAACATTATGGTGTTATAGGAGGAGGTCTTAACAACCAAACAGATGGTTGTATGGATTTCATTGGAGCTGGTCAAAATAACTGTACAATTAATACAGTAACAGGATTTGGTAATGTAGGTAGAAATATAATAGTAGGGGGATGTGGTAACAACATTGATGGAACAAGAGGATGGAACTTTATAGGTGGAGGATATGATAACCAAATAACATCTTCAACAACTATTGGAGATCACAATTATGCTAATACTATTTTTGGACGTGATAATACTATTGATACAAACACTGATAGAAATACTATTGGTGGTGGTGGTAATAACACAATAAAAGGAGAAAATACTGGTAATGTAGTTATTGCAGGTGGTGTTAGTAGCTGTATTACAGGAGCAACTTCAGCCATTTTAGGAGGATCGGCTCATGTAATAAGTGGAGCACATTCTACTATAGGGGGTGGTAAAAATAATACAATTAGTTCCCACTCTTCCAGTATATTAGCAGGAGCATTTAACACAGTATCCCATACAAACTCACACGTTATAGGTTCTAATATAACATCAGATAAAACAAATTATACTTTTGTAAATAACTTAGATACAGAGGGAGATGCTATTATTGGAGATACTTTAGATGTTGGTGGTGTTGTAAGTGTAGATAGTAAAATAAATATAACACAATTAACCTTAACTGATGCTGCTACAGTATCCTGGAATCTTGCCAATGGTTCAAACTCTAAAGTTACTTTAGGAGGAAATAGAACCTTAGCTATATCCAATGTAGCAGTAGGAGATACAGGAACGATATTAGTAAAACAAGGATCAGGAACATCCCACACATTAACACTCCCAGCAGGGTCTCTTATAATTGGAGGCGCAACATATACAACTACTACCACGTCAAATGGTGTAGATGTGTTAGGATTTTATTATGATGGTACAAACTATTTTTGGAGTATACCTCAAACAGCAACCACGGGAGCTACCGGACCAACAGGAGCAGCTGGTGCAACAGGACCAGCAGGACCCTCAGGAGTACCTTCTATTACAAATAATTTCAATAATAGAGTTTTAACAGCCACAGGTGGTACATCAATTAACGGTGAAGGTTCATTAGTATTTGATGGTACAACCTTAGATGTAGATGCTGGAGTTTGCATAAACTCAGGAGAAAATGATTCTATCGTAGATATTAGAGGATTTGGTGGTAGCTCTTGTATAATGATGTCAAGTGGTCAAGAAAGTGGGGTTTGTATAAGTCCTAATGTTTCGATTGGTTCCTCTCAAAATGATTTTTCAATGGTATCCCATACTAATTCTTCATTATTAGGAGGTGATAGAAACTGCCTTGCAGCTGATTATGCAGTCATAGCTGGTGGACAATGTAACTCAGGATCAGGAAATTTTTCATTTATTGGATCTGGACAGAATAACTGTATTCTTGCTGTTGCTAAAGGAGCTATAGTAGGTGGGAAAAACAATTTAATATGTAATGCTAGTGCTTATCAATGTCATCCCTTTATAGGTGGTGGATGTGGAAACCAAATATGTGGTGGTACTACAACTGAAAATTCAATATTAGGAGGGCAAGGTAATAAGATATGTGCTTCATATTCTTCTGGTAATAGTATCCTAGGAGGAAGGTCAAATGTTATAGGAGGTGGTTACCGTTCATATAGCATTATAGGTAATGGATACCAAAATTGCATTACAGGTGGTTCTTGTAATGGAATATTAGGAGGTTATAGTAACTCATTAACCCATAACCATTCATTTATTATAGGGTGTAATATTACCTCAACTACTACAAATTATACATTCATGAATAATGCTTGTGTATTAGGTACAACTCGAACAGTCTCATTAGTTGAAACATCAGCTAAAAAATATAAAGAATGTATTATTCCTTTATCAACCCAACTTGAAAATATTAAATCTTTAAAACCAGTACAATTTACATGGAAAGAAGATGGTAGAGAAGATTATGGATTTATTGCTGAAGATGTAGAAAAAGTACTTCCTAAATTAGTAGCATATGAAGAAGATGGTGAAATATCTGGTGTACAATATTCAAAAATAACATCAGTATTAGTAAAAGCACTTCAAGAACAACAAGAACAAATTGAAGAATTAAGAAAAGAAATTAATAAATTAAAAAAATAATAATATGGCGATATTACAAAGCACCATTTTATCAGGTTCATTAGAAAGAACCTCTGATACAATCACAATAGTAAGTAATACAGCTAGTGTGGTGTTTTCTAACAATGACAATTTTATATTAAATGCCGATGCAGATTATAAATTTGATTGGGTAGTAAGTGGAAGCAACATTGGTCAATCCGGGACTATTATTATAAATAATACAGCAGATTCTACTCCTGACCTTTTACCTGATATAACAAAGACACCTGACGGTGCCGCTATTTTATTTGTTACCGCTAGTTCTACAACCTCAGTGTTGTCTTACTACGTTGCAGCAACAGACAAGATATTAGTTAGTTATATAGGTAATTTTACATAGGAAATGAAAGGACTAGGATTAGGAATAAAAACACCAACTTGGAATACAAGTGTTAGTACAGTACATAGTGTAACAACAGACTTTAACACTACTACAACTTGGAATACCACTAAAAGTACCACTACAACGTGGAATACTTCAACTGGTACTTCAACTACAACTACCTCTTCTTGGAACACAACACAATCAACAACCACTAGTTGGAATACATCTAGTGCAACGACAACAACATTTTCTACGTCTGTTAAAACATCTAAATCTACAACTACAACTTTTAATACTAGTAGTTCAACAACTACTAATTATACAACTACTTGGAGTACTAGTAAGGCAACAACAACCAGCTGGAATACAACTAGAGCAACAACAACAACTTGGGCTACATCCTCAGTAACATCATCCTCAACTACCACTACATGGATTACTAGTCAGGCAACAACTACAACGTGGAATACTAGTAGTTTAACATCTACAACATTTACTACAAGTTGGAATACCAGTAGTTCAACAACAACAACTTTTAATACAACTAAAAGTACTACTACAACATTTAATACTAATAGTTCTACAAGTAGAAGTACTACAACAACATGGAATACTAGTAGTTCAACAACAACAGGGTGGATTACTACCTGGGAAACATCAAAGTCTACAACAACAACTTGGAGTACAAGTAAAGCAACAACAACAACTTGGAGTACGGATCGATTAACATCAACCACCACTACAACATCGTGGAATACAAGCCAATCGACAACAACGGGTTGGACAACAACTTGGGCAACTAGTAAGACAACAACAACAACTTGGGCAACTAGTAGAAACACAACAACAACTTTTGCAACTAGTAGTTCAACAACCACTAGTTATATTAGTTACTGGAATACTAGTAAAAACACAACAACAACTTGGAATACAACTAAGTCAACAACAACAACTTTTTCAACCTCTTCTATTACAAGTAAAGCAACAACAACGACTTGGAATACAACTAAGTCAACTGCTACATCTTGGGTAACAACTTGGGGTACAAGTAGAAATACTACTACAACTTATAATACAACTAAGTCAACAACAACAACTTTTAATACTAGTAGTTCAACAACCACTAGTTATATTAGTTACTGGAATACAAGCAGGGCAACAACAACAACTTGGAGTACAACTAAAAAAACTTCAACAACTTTTTCAACCTCTTCTATTACAAGTAAAGCAACAACAACGACTTGGAATACAACTAAGTCAACAACAACATCTTGGACAACAACTTGGGCAACTAGTAAATTAACAACAACAACTTGGAGTACATCTAGGGCAACAACAACAACTTGGGTAACTAGTAGTTCAACAACTACCAATTACACTAGTTACTGGAATACAAGCAAAGCCACAACAACGACTTGGAATACATCTAGTTCAACAACTACAACATTTGAAACTAATAGAACAACAATTAGATCAACAACAACTACTTGGAATACATCAAAGTTCACTTTAACTACTTGGACAACAACTTGGAGTACATCTAGGGCAACAACAACAACTTGGGCAACTAGTAAAAACACAACAACAACGTTTGCAACTAGTAGTTCAACAACCACTAGCTATGTTAGTTACTGGAATACAACTAGGTCAACAACAACAACTTTTAATACAACTAGGTCAACAACTACTACATTCCAAACTAGTAAAGGAACAAGTAGAAGTACTACAACAACTTGGAATACTTCTAAGTTAACAACAACGGGTTGGACAACAACATGGTCTACATCTAGAAGTACAACCACAACGTGGAATACAACTAAAAGTACTACTACAACGTTTGCAACTAGTAGTTCAACAACTACCTATTATATTAGTTATTGGAATACGAGTAGAAATACTACAACAACTTTTAATACAACTAAGTCAACAACTACTACATTCCAAACTAGTAAAGGAACAAGTAAAAGTACTACAACAAGTTGGAATACAACTAAAGCAACTGCTACATCTTGGTTTACAACATGGAATACATCTAAAAATACTACAACTACTTTTAGTACTAGTAAAAATACTACAACAACATTCTCAACTTATGTAAACACATCTAAAAATACAACAACAACATGGAGTACTAGTAAAACTACTACAGAAAGTAGAAATACAGTTAAAAATACAACTACTACATGGCAAACTAGTAGATTAACAAGTCATAATACAACAACAACATTCTCAACTTCTTCATTAAGAAACACAACTAAATCAACAAGTTGGAATACAACAACAACATTCGCAACTTCAAAATCAACAACAAAAACTACAACGACAACTTGGAGTACAAGTAAGGCGACAACAACAACTTTTAGTACTAGTAAAAATACAACTACCTCATATAATACATCATGGCAAACTAGTTACCCTGTATTTACATCATGGGTAACAAGTGTAACTAATATTACAGCATGGCAAACCTCTAGATCAACAGGTGGATTATCTTTAAATAGTTTCAATTGTTTTGTAGAAGGAACTCCAATTAGTGTATCTACTACTGTAGAACAACCTATAGAAACACTAATCTCAGGTAGTAATGTATTAACAGTAGATACTCCTTTTGATTCATCTGATGCTTTAAATTTAACATCAAGTTTTAATATGACATCAGGTTCACTTAGTGTTGAAAGTGTAGAACACCAATTTTCATTTTATGCTATTGGAATTTTAAACTTTAATAATGGGCTTTTAAGATCAACAACTGATCACTCTCATATAATTAATAGAAGTGGATCATGGTATGTTAAAAGAGGTAGTGATGTTGAAATAGGGGATAGTTTTTATCACAAAGATGGATATGAAGTACCTATCGTCAGCATAGAAGAAGATTTTGAAAATACGTATACGGTATATCAATTAGATACAGAAGAAAGTGATGCATATTTTGCAAATGGTATATTAACTTATAATAAAGAATTATAACTAATGGCTAAAGGAACTAACTATACGACTTATTGGAATACTACCCGTTCTACTTCTTTTACACGAGGTACTTCTAAGTATACTTATCCTAAAAGATCTACATCTAGAGGTACAAGTAAATCGACATCAACCTCTTTTAATACATCTAAAAGTACTACTACAACCTTTAATACTAGTCAAAGTACAACTACAACTTATAATACAAGTTGGAACACATCTAGAACTACACTCGAAAGTAGAAATACAATAAAGAAAACAACAGTTTCTTGGAATACTACTAAAACAACATTAACAGCTTATGCTACTTATTGGAATACTTCCCAATCTACTACTACTACTAAATCTACAAGTTGGAATACAACTACAACATTTAACACAAGTAAAACTACATTAACTAGTTATAGAAGTTATTGGAACACAAGTAAAAACACAAGTACAAGTTGGAACACAAGTAAAACTACATTAACCACTTTTGGTACATCTAGAACTGAATATAGAAATACTACAACAACGTTTGCAACTAATAGTTCAACAACTACATCATATACTACCTATTGGAATACAACTAGGTCAACAACCACAACTTGGGCTACAACTAAATCAACATCAACAACTTGGGCTACGGGTCAAGATACATCTAGAAGTACTACGACTACTTGGAATACAACTAGGTCAACAACAACTACTTGGAATACAACTAAAAGTACTACTACAACATTTAATACAAGTCAAAAGACGAGCAGAAGTACTACTACAACGTTTGCAACTAGTAGTTCAACAACTACATTATATACTACCTATTGGAATACAACTAAGTCAACAACCACTACTTGGAGTACAAGTAAGGCGACAACAACAACTTGGAACACAGGTCAAAATACAACTAAAAATACTACAACAACTTGGAATACTACTAAAACAACATTAACAACGTTTAATACTAGTTCAAGTACTACTACAACATTTAATACTAGTCAAAGTACATCCACTTTCACAACAACAACGTTTGCAACTAGTAGTTCAACAACTACTACATACCGATCGTATTGGAATACAACTAGAAGTACTACAACAACTTGGGCTACAACTAGGTCAACAACCACAACTTGGTCTACAGGTCAAGATACATCTAGATCAACAACAACCTCTTGGAATACAACTAGAAGTACTACTACAACGTTTAATACTACCCTAAAAACAACTACAACATTTAATACTAGTCAAGGAACAACTAGATCTACAACTACTACATTTGCAACTAGTAGTTCAACAACAACAGTTTATACTACCAGCTGGAATACAAGTAAGGAAACAACCACAACTTGGAATACAACTAGAAGTACTACAACAACTTGGAACACAGGTCAAGATACATCTAGATCAACAACTACTACTTGGTCTACAAGTAAAAGTACAACTACAACCTTTAATACAACAACAACCACAGCAACAGCTTGGAATACAACCAGAACTGAATATAGAAGTACTACAACAACCTTTGCAACTAGTAGTTCCACAACAACAGTTTATACTACTAGCTGGAATACAACTAAGTCAACAACAACAACTTGGGCTACATCCTCAGTAACCTCAACAACTTGGTCTACAGGTCAAGATACATCTAGATCAACAACAACTACTTGGAATACAACTAGAAGTACTACTACAACATTTAATACAAATTCAAGTACTACTACAACATTTAATACAAGTCAAAAGACGAGCAGAAGTACTACAACAACATGGAGTACTAGTAGTTCTACAACAACAAGTTGGATTACAAGCTGGAGTACAAGTTCAAGTACTACTACAACGTTTAATACTAACCAAAGTACTACTACAACATTTAATACAGATCAAGCTACAAGTAGAAGTACAACTACTACTTGGTCTACCAGTAAAAGTACAATAACAACATTTACAACAACTTGGTCTACCAGTAAAAGTACAACAACAACATGGTCTACATCTAGAAGTACAACCACAACGTGGACAACAAGTAGCTCAACTAGTAAAAATACAACCACAACATGGTCTACATCTAGAAGTACTACAACTAGTTGGAATACTTCATCATCTACTACTACTACGTGGACAACTACTTGGAATACAAGTTCAAGTACTACTACAACTTTTATTACCAATTCCTCAACGACTACAACATTTAATACTAGTCAAGGAACAAGTAGAAGTACTACAACAACTTGGAGCACAAGTAAACTCACTACAACAACTTGGACAACAACTTGGTCTACAACTAGGTCAACAACCACAACTTGGTCTACAAGTTCAAGTACTACTACAACGTGGACAACAAATACTGATACTTCAACTTCTTATATTAGTTATTGGAATACTACTAGAAGTACTATTACCACATGGAATACTTCCACATTCACAGGAACTGGAAGATCTACAGAGGTAGATGTAAACACCGAATATACCTTAGGATGGTATTCTACAGTAAGAAAAAATTACCAAAAGAATACTGCAAAATCAAAAACTAATGGTAAATCATACTCTAGAAATACTACTAAAAGTAAATGGGGTTTTGGTGAAAGAGATAAATATAATAGTCGTAAAAATAACAAAGATGGGTAAAATTGGTTGGATTATCTAAATACAAATATTATATTACCACAAAATAAAAAGTTATACTATATATGGAAATGTTTAATAAAAAAGTCTTAAAAGAAAGACTTGGTTCTCTTAAAAAAAATCAAAATTTACGTGACTTAGAAGATGTAGAAGGATATATCATAAGAAAATGTAAAGAATTAGATATAGAATACAGTTATGATGTTTTAGCTGAAGAAATGCCCTACTTTAAAACCATGGGGTATACAGAACATGCTGGTAATTTTTATCTTCAACCCTTAAATTTTAAACTTAGGTTTGAATCTATTATAGAAGCATATTATGATAGAGATGAATATCCTATTATAGACTTTGCTACCCATATGGAAAACAGAGTTAAAGAAAAAACAGCTAATAAATACCAAAATAGAGATCAAGATGTATCTCATTTTAAAGATGTTGAATATCTAGCAATACTCCCAGGATCAAATAAACTTAAGGGTAATACCTGTTTAAATAAACTAAAATTCCTAAAGAAAAAATATGGGGATAACATTTATTTTAAACCTCATCCTATTACAACTCATGCTGTTATAGGTGAATTGAAAGATTTATTTGGGGAAGAAACAATATTACCTCGTGATTCTGATTTATACCATTTTGTAGTAAAAGCTAAAAAAGTATATTCAACCCACTGGAGTGAAAGTGTTATTAATTGTGTAGCATTAGGAATACCAGTAGAAGCTATTGATGTTTATAATGATATAAACCGTGCCTCCTTTTATTCTATTAATACTCAAGCATTTGCAAACCAGGCAGAAGGTAAAGAATGGATTAATAAAGTATTCTCAAATCCCAAATCAGGGGTAATTAATCCTTATATAGATAATAATTGGAAAGATAAGGTAGATGAATATTTTGATTATATTACTAAAAAGAGAGATTTTTATAAAGATTGGTTTATAGACGAAAAATATAAAAAACAACTTAAGAAAGAAGGAAAGTTATAATGTAACAATGTTTATTAATATTTATAATAAACCAAAATAATAGTATAATGACACATAATTGGAAAATTTACGATCTTAAAAGAATTACATCTAATGGGTTAGTAACAGAAGTAACATATGCCTGTGAATCACAACAAGATTATACAGCAACAAGAAAAATAGGTACTCTAACCTTAGATGGATCCCCAGGAGAAGAAGGATTTATTGCTTTTGATGATTTAACTGAAGAAAATGTTTTAGGTTGGGTAAATAGCAATATAGATGAAGCTTCTATTGAAGTTGCAAATTCTTCTTCAATTGCTACTCGAATTAGAGAGGAAGCATTAGTAACAGAAAGTAATGGTACTCCCTGGGACTAATAGTTTTTAGTTAAATAGTTTTAAATAAAATAGTTGTATGAATATAATATTCCAAATAGACGGTGGTCTAGGGAAACATATTATGGCTACCGCCATAGTTAAAGTTATAAGAAAACGTTATAAGAAATCTCATATTGTTGTAGCAGCTGCATACCCTGACGTATTTTTGAATAATCCCCACATTGATGAATGTTTTAATACAAATCAAATGGGTGGAGCCTATTTAAAATATATTGATAACCAAGAATGTAAAGTTTTTATTGCCGATCCTTATCACCACTCTTCGTTTATCACAGAAAAAGAACATTTACTTAAAACCTGGTGTAAAATATATGGTTTAAAATATAACAATGAACAACCTGAATTATATTTAACCCAACCTGAAAAAGATTATTATACCCCCTTTTATAATGTAGAAAAACCTATACTTGTAATGCAACCAAACGGAGGACCTCAAGGACAAGGTTTTAATTATTCATGGACTAGAGACATACCAGAACCTGTAGTACTAAAAATAATAGAAGAATTTAAAAATCAGTACACAATAGTACATATAAAAAGAGAAGATCAAAAAGTATACCCTGATACTTTACATGCTTTAGATAACTTTAGAAGTATAGCTATATTATTACATTTATCTTCAAAAAGATTACTAATAGACTCTTTTGCACAACATTTAGCTAGGGCAATGGGTAAAAAATCCACGGTTTGTTGGGTATCTACCAAACCAGGAATATTTGGTTATAATTTACATGATAATATTAAACCAAATTTATTTACTAAAGAACCTCAAATCCAAAATTCTATTTACCAACCTTTTAATCTAACACAGGATATTTCAACTATTCCCTATAATAACTTAAATGAAATATTTGATGTAAATAAAATTATAGAATCTATAAAAAAACAATAATGATTAATCCTAAGTTAGATCTAAATAAATATAGTAAGGCATTTAAAAAGAATAAAGTAATTCGCATTGAAAACTTTTTAGATAAAGATTATGCTGATAAGATATATAATTTTTATAGCAAAGAAATGCCCCGAGATTGGTGGTATTATTCTACTATGCCTAAAAGACCGGGAATTAATGAACAAACCGATAATTTAAGATTATCTAATATTAAACATAACCCTGAAGTAAATTCTTTAGTATCTTATAAAAGTTCATTAGCTAATGAACATTTTCAGTTAGGTAATTTTTCATATTCATTTAAAAGGACTATAGATAACCATGGTAAGGATTGTCCATGTATGGAGTGTAATTTAAAATCATTTTTAAATTCTAAAAAGGGTATAGATTTTATAAACACTATTACAAATTATGGTGTTATAAATTCTTCTAGTTTATTTAGTAGTTTATATGAATATAATGATTTTTTAGCAATTCATCATGATGGGCCCAATGGTAAAATAGGATTTGTGTATAATTTATGCCCCAATTGGAAACCAGATTGGGGTGGGTTATTACATACTTTATCACAAGATAAAACAAAGGTTATTAATACTTATGTACCACAATTTAATTCTCTTACATTATTTGATTCTTCAACAGATACAGGATACCCACATTATGTGTCCCATGTAGTAAATAAAAATGTTCAAAGGTTTTCAATGGCTGGTTGGTACAAATAAAAATTTAATATTTATTAACAAATCAATAAATTATGAGTTGGACCTATAAACAACATGAAATAGGAGATATCACTCAATTCCCAGAAAATACATTCGGTTTCGTTTACATGACAACACACAAACCTTCGGGTAAGTCATATATTGGGAAGAAAGTACTATTTCATAATCAAAAGAAAAAACTAGGCAAAAAAGAACTAGCTGCTCTTGGAGCAGTAGTTGGAAGAAAACCTTCATATAAATTAGTAGTTAAAGAATCAGATTGGCTCAAGTATTATGGGTCTCAAACTGACATTAAACAATTATTACTTGAAGGTAAAAAAGATGAATTTGAGCGTGTTATATTAAAAATGTGTCCTGACAAAAAATCAATGACATATTTTGAAGTTAAATATCAAATGCTTTATCAAGTACTAGAAAAACCAGATGAATTTTTTAATGATAATATTTTAGGTAAATTTTTTACAAAAGACCTAAAAGACCTTGAATTTGAAGATCTCGTGTCAGACAAAATATAGTTTCGTATATTACCATCTATGGTAAATCAGTTATTAGTTACATTAGTAAATTCAGTATTGGGTTCAGGCAAAGCTACTGCCCGAAACAACTATGCTTACCATTGTCCTTTATGTCATCACCATAAACCAAAATTAGAAGTTAATTTAACTGAAAATCGCGAAGGTAAAAACCCTTGGCATTGTTGGGCTTGTGATGCTAGAGGAACTACAATATATAATTTGTTTAGACAGGTTAAAGCAGCATCAGATAAATTTGTAGAACTAGGTAGTTTAGTTAAGTCCTCTAAATCAATTAAAGAAACACAAGTTATATCTAATGTTGTACTACCAGATGAATATATTAGCCTAAATGGCGTTGATAACAGCGATATAATGGCTAGGCACGCTACTGCGTACCTAAATAATAGACACGTGAGTAAATACGATATTCTCAAATATAATATAGGTTACTGTAAAACAGGTTTATATAAAAATATGATTATAATCCCTACATATGATGCAGATGGTAGATTAAATTACTTTACTGCTCGTTCATTTGAAAAAGAACCCTATGTTAAATACAGAAACCCCTCAGCAAGTAGAGATGTAGTACCAAATGAACACTTAATAAACTGGAATGTTCCCGTTATTTTGTGTGAAGGATTATTTGATGCTATTGCTATAAAAAGAAATGCAATTCCCTTATTAGGGAAAAACATACAGAGTAGTTTAATGAAAAAAATAGTTACCTCTGTAGTAGATAAAATTTATATTGCATTAGATAGGGATGCAATTAAACAAGCTTTGAAATTCTGTGAGCGATTAATGGCAGAAGGTAAAGAAGTCTATCTTGTAGATATGCAAGATAAGGATCCAAGTGAAATGGGTTTCGAAAATTTCACTAAATTAATACAAAAAACAGTTCCACTTACCTACTATGATTTAATGGAACAAAAATTAGCTATATGATCAAAAAATCATACCAAAGATTACTAGAAATTTCAGACGATTATCAACAAGTTACAATGCCTGATTCAAGGTATTATAGACGTAATGGTAATTATTATCCTTCAGTAACTCATGTTTTGGGTTCCTACCCAAAAGGTAAGTACTTCGAAGACTGGCTTAAAAAAGTAGGATACAGTGCGGAATGGATTGTTAAGAAAGCAGCAGAAGAAGGAACATTAGTACATGAAATGATTGAAGACTGGTTAAACGGTAAAGAAATTAAATTTTTGTATGATGATGGTAACCCTAAAATGCCATCTCATGTATGGCAAATGTTCCTTAGATTTGTAGATTTTTGGGAGACTTATAACCCAACATTAATAGAAGCAGAAGTACATTTATTCTCAGATGAAATTAAAGTAGCAGGTACCTGTGATTTAGTATGTGAAATTGAAATAGATGGTAAAATGGAACGCTGGATTATAGATTTTAAAACATCTAATCATTTACAAACCACTTATGACTTACAAGGGGCAATCTACGCCCAATGTTGGGAAGAATGTTATGGAAAGAAAATTGATAGAGTAGGTGTTTTATGGCTAAAATCTAAATCAAGAGGTGAAGATAAATCAGGTAAACGTTTAAAAGGTAAAAATTGGGAAGTATATGAATCACCTCGTACTCAGGAAGAAAATATAGAAATATTCAACCATGTTAAAGCATTATTTGATATTGAAAATCCTAAACCAAAACCATATACTAACACGTTTAAAACAACTTCAAAGAGAACCGTGTAAAAATTTGGCTACCCGGGATATCCTTCGTATATTTACCCTGTTGATAATTAAGTCAACGGGTAAATAAAGGTTATATGATGAGTCCAGAAGAAATTTATTTTGCAGAACAAGAGTTCAACAGGTTTGAAGAGATTATGAATACAAAAGAAATCCTTACAAAAGAGGAGTATGATTTTTGTTTTGCATATGATAAAGATATTAGAGAAGATACCTCTTATCTAGGAGATAATGAGTACTTAAATTTAAGAGTTTATACTGAATATGACCACGAAAAACGTGGCGAAGATGATGTTAACAACTGGTAAAAATAATGCACGGGAGGCTTGGCTTCCCGGGCTATCTTTCGTATATTCATAGGGTATTAATAATTAACAATCAAGGTTATGTCAAAAATTAGAGAAATTATTGAAAAAGGAAATGCTAGATTTACTATAAAAGGAATTACTTCTTATAA